GTCTATATAGAACGAGGGGTCTCAAAGTTGAACCAAACCGACGGCACGGACTATGCTGATCAGATTGCTATGACCACTGACGCTCATGTGCGGGTCTCCGATCAAATCGGATTGACTAAGAATGATGAAACGTCATTTAACTACCTCGCGGGGACAAATAGTGCTTTATTGCGGTTTGAATTTCTGCTGTTGACACCAGTAGGAACCAAGCTGTTTTCTGCACCATTGTGTCCATATGCTATGAAAGCCACCAGTGACATCACTAGTGCGCTGATTATGCATCCAATGGCATACATCGCTAATGCCTTTCACAGATACCGTGGTAGTATTTCAATGACTATGGACTTTGCAAAGACCATATTTCATTCCGCACGTTTGCTCGTCGTGTTCGAGCCCATATACCCCGAGGGACCGTCTACCCCTCCGCCACAAGTAAACACGATTGCCGACACTATCAATTGCCACAAAGACGTAGTTGATATCAGAAAAGGCACCACATTCTCCTTTGAGTTTCCTTTCATTTCAATGACACCGTACTTACCAGTAGATCGTCCTTACGGATATGTCCACGTGTTCGTCCTGAATGCGCTGGTCACAGAAACTAGTTCAGTACCCAGCAATGTGTCAGTTGGAGTGAAGTTCAAGGCAAACGATGATATGGAGTTTGCGTGTCCCACGGACCCCCGGTTCTGGCCGTATCTGCCCCAAGATGGGACTCAGGCAGTAGATCTGACGCCGAACCTACCCGTCACCCTGAACAATGTTCAGTACGAATCAGGTCTAGAAGTTGGGGACGAACCTATCACTAACAAGTGTATTGGCTCGTCTTCCTCTCCCACCCCTACAGTGGACATGGCAGCCCTCTGTATTGGTGAGAAGATCCTCTCAATGAAACAACTCGCCCTTCGGAGCAAGCTGTTTTCGGTGAACATTGACGCCACGAGTGAACCATTCCCTCGCCGGTACAATGTGAACCCATTCGTTGTGGATCGCTTCTATGACAACTCATGGTTAACTAATCCCGAAGTCGAAGTCTACTACGTGCAGATTCACGACTGGTACAGTTACGTGGGTTCCATGTACGAATACGCTCGGGGTGGCGTCACAATCACCCTCCATAATACGACAAACGGTGCCAGCGTTCTCGCTGGATACAAAGTGGATTCATACACTCCACAGTACGACCTAGTCGATATTCAACCGTATACCGAATTCCATATGCAACATATTGTCCAATCAAACAAGACGGACCGTATGTATATTCCACCGTACGATGCCTCGTACGTTCGGTATACACTCGCCACACCCGTGGACGCTATGCCCAATCGGATTCAAACTCCGAACTACACTAGCGACGCAGGTTTTAGTCAGGTACGTTACAATGTCCAGTCCATGAACGATGGCATAGGGACAACTGGCGGCCTGAAATTCTGGCGGAGTGCCGCCGACGACTCACAGTTCGGCGGCTTCAAAGGGACACCATATGTAATCCTTCGGGAGCCTTACAATGGTGACGTAGCCCCAGCTGCGGACCAAAAAGCTGAACTCAGTTTCCGGTTTCCCAATAGTTAAGCTTTGCTTGCCTTTTCAGCAGAGCGTAGTGCGCGTGTTGACCAGCGGTCCCGTCGAAAGCGGTTTACTGGCTGGTGTGCGCGTTTCCCACCACTATTTCCTACCGACCCTTGCCAGAAGGTCGGCTCACCCAACAAAGGCGTTGGACTTCCATACATGTACTTATCAGGTGCATGAAACATACGCAAGTATGGTTGCAATATAAAAAGTCCGACGTCGGACTCATATTGATCCCCAGCTTGTCATGTGTTTTATGTGGTCTCCGGACCTGCAGTTTAAGAAAGCTGTTACTCTTTAAGTATTAACCCTG